AGCAATAAAGATCCAGAACATTTCCACAAGTACCTGTTGCAGGTCTCACTTCAAATGCTGTAGAGGAAGGGTCTGGAGTAAATACAAAACCAGTAGATAATCCATTTGGTCCACCTAAAGGAACATTAGCCTGAAACAATGTCCAACCAGGACCTCCAAGATTTTCATATACATTAAATAATGTACCCATACTTGATCCTACTGTCGTAAGTGTAATTTTAACAGCCATAATATTAATTTTTAATGTGTTGTTGTTGTAGTTGTAAGATTGTATAAAGTATCTATCAGGTTACAGAGTTGCGTATCTATCTTCTGCAGAGCTATACTTAAATCATCACATGTACGAATGCCTGTACATGGAAGATTAGGACCACTATATATAACAAGATCAGATTGGATAGGATCTGCAAAACAATTACCATTTCCACATCCTTCATTTGTTTTTTTAGCAAAGTTGCCAACAATAGTATATGTTCCTTTATAATACATGATAGTTATTTTAAACTATGGAATAAACATAATGTAGTAAGCAGCAATTACAGGTTGTACATTTGGATGAGAAAGTCCTCCTCCAGTATTTGCATTGATTGTTGCTACAGTAATATTTGTTGATTCATCACTGGATCCTCCTAAAGTAGGACCTATTACAGTTCCTTCTATTTCATAGGATGTACTATCATTCCATCCATGTGAAACATTTGCATAATTTGTTGTAGTAACTAATGCTCCTGTACCACCTGATCCATCATTTCCAAATAAGGAATGATGATGTTTAGGATCTGTTACAGTAGATGTAGCTATATGTGTATGAATAGGCATCTGTGTAGGATCCAGTACTATTGTATTTACTCCTACCTTTTGTCCTAATGTATAATTGTAGTTTCCAGGATAGGCAGGATCAACAGATGCATCCATAGAATTTGTTCCCATATTGGCAATAGCTCCTACAGCAATTCTTCCACGTTTATCCGGAGTTCCATTATTACCATTGCATAAATATATACTGTCCCATACAGTATTTGGAAATCCTTTACCTGTACTATCAAATCCAGAGATGTCAGTATTGTAATATTCCATTGCTACCCACGGAACCATTCTGTTTTTCATCTGAGAAGCATTCATTACACTACTCAGATAATTTGCAACCATAGTATTGAATTCACTAATAAGAACATACAGTCCCAAACTATTTTCCACTTCTGTTACCTGAGTATTAAATGCACAGAGATTAGTAATTACAGCCTGAAGAACAGTATGTGTATCTGAGAATCCTGTAACTCCTTCAAGACAATCTGTAGTGTATGGACCATTCAGGGTATTTAGTGTTTCAACTATTGAATCTACTTGTACCTGAAGATCACATATAGATTTAATAAGAGCTGTTGTAACATTTGGTAATGTCAGATCCTCACATTCCTTAAGATAATTATTTACAATATTACATATGATATCATTTGGAATAGTAAGTGTAATTCCTGTTCCATCCAATACAGATGTAAGAAATGTTATCAGGGAACTTTCAACAACTGATAAAGAATCTCCATTCTGAATTCCCAGAAGAGGAACATCTACTCCTGTATATCGAATGCACTGATCAGATTTTATATCAGAACATCCATTAAAACAATCAGTACAAGACATTTTATTTATATTTTAAAAGTTTAACTCGACTAGCTATTTTATTTATAGTAAACTCTTGACCAGCATAATCAGGATTACAAAACTTATATGTTAAGATTCTTTTGTATTGTAATAGGTCAAACATCATAACACTTGAAATAGATCTGTTTAAAGCAAATATAGTATTATTGTATAGATCCTTTGCTATACTCGTTATCTTACAGTCAATGTCCTTTAATAATGCAGGAATCTCTGTACACTCTTCACAATTTGTTAGTCTAGGAGTTAACATTATTTCTTTTCTTTTTTAGCTTTATCTGCACAATAGGCACACATGCCATCAATCAATTGACAGCCACATCCTACCTTTGCTCCACACACTTTACATTGTGCCATAAGTATTATAATTTACTACATAGTTATTTCCACTACATCCACAATTATTTCTCATAAAGTAATCCAGCATTTTATCTGCCTGCTGATATAACTTATTAGATTCATTCACTGCACAATTATTAGCTGCAGCAATAGCTCCCTGAATAAAGAAATAAATAGTATTTAAATCAACCTTTGCCTGCATTCTGATTGCTCTGTCACATTCCATCATATCAAGTTTCATAAAAGCTTCGTCAAACTTCTCCTGAAGTCTGTCTACTCTTACTATTGATTTTTCTACAAAGTTAATATATGCTGGCTGAACAGAATATTTTAAAAAGTATACTCCATCAGGAAGAGGAACTGTAGATTCTCCAACTGATGTTAATCCTAATGTACTGGATGTATATACTGTAAAATTATTAACATTGAAAGGTAATACAATCTTTGCAAATCCTGGAATAGTTATTTCAATAGTAGGAGCTGAAACAACCGGAGGATCTGTAGGATACACAGAAGCATCAGCAATTCCTAAAGTCATAGTGTTATATGTAGGAATAACTAATATATCTAATTTTAGATCTGCCATAACTTATTGATTTAAAAAAAGGAGAAAGAGTTAACCTCCTCCTCCTTTCTTAAGTTTTACTATAACACTCTCTTATGGTATAAGAGTAGAAGTACTGGTTGTGGTAGAGATCGCATAAGTAGTAGTACTAGTGGTAGTAATACAAGCATTGTTATCTACAACAGTACCAAGAGCAAGTTCCAGAATAGTCTCAAGATTTGTTGAAGGAGTTCCTGTTGGAACAGCTATAATCACCATCTCATCTTCTTTAACAAAAGCTCCCCAGCTGTCTGCTGATTTATCCCATGCATTAAATTTAATGTAGAACGTGTCATATACTGTACCATCAGTAACATAACTTTCAAAGTTCTCATTATATCCAGCCATCCTATAGAGATGTTTCAGATAACCAACCTGATAACTATAATAGTCTTTCTCCAGTTGCTTAATTTCATCAGAGGTACCACTTACATAAGATGCACGTTGTGTAACCAATGCTTCTGCAACAATATTACAGTTATCATTTACAATAAAATCAACTGTAGTAGCAGGACCACTGTATACAAATGTCCTAAACCACATCCTGTCATATTCCCATGGAAAAGCAGCAACATCACAATGCTGACCATACTTGGTAAGAGGTTTACCAACAATACGAAGAATAGCATTGGTACCAGTACCAACACGACTAAATGTAAAGAAGTTGTTTAGAGAAATGTTGTCAGGATTAATTCCGGGAGCCTGAGCAGTAAGTTTAACAATGAATGCATCAATCAATCCATCTACATCAACTGTATCACAAGGATCACCACCACAGTCACAACAAGGAGCCTGTACAGTGACACTACGTGTTAAACCATTGAAATAAAGAGTTTGAATGTAATTAGACATTGCACGTAATGTAAGGGTAACAATATCACCACAATGTACATTCCAACCACTTACATCAGTTACCTGATTTGCAGGATTGCTGCATCCGGATACTTTGTACCATTCAGTGACATTAGATTTACATTTTGCACCAGTGATGCATCCAGCAATCTTATCGGATTTCTTAGTTGCCTGAAGATAAGAATTCAACCTACCCTGAGCAACATAGAAGTAAGGAAAGGTTGATGGATCAGCAACAAGTGTATAATCACTTCCTGCTACTCCAACCTGACCTGCAGTTAAATCTTGTGTGCTTCCAGAGCTAGGGAAAGTTGTCTGTCCTACTGGAACCACAAATAGCGTAGTCAACGAAAAATCTGCCATTTTGTTTATTATTAAGGGTTAAAAATTATTCATTCGTTTTAATTCTGAGTTCTGAAGTCTGTACAGCAGAAGCATTCTCTGTATACATTGCAAGATTTTGAACAGTAAGATCAAGAAGTTCATCTTCAAGATAGTTCTTTAATTCACAATCTACATCAGTCGAAGGAGTTCCATCAAATTTTACATATCCTGTTTTATCTATATATGCAGGATATCTTACATAGGATAGATATAAAACTGTAGGTGTAAAAGTTCCATCTGTAAATATTGCTATCTCATCAGATGAAATGAAATTAAAAGTTTCCTGATATTCAAAAGATGGTTTATAATGATCATTATTCAATAAAAACTGAATGTCTCCATGACTTGCCAGATCTCTGTTAATCCAGATTCTTCTATTCTTACATCTACCTTTATCAGCCAGAATATAACTATCCACATAAAACATATAGGATGGTTTAATAGCTAACAATGATGTTGTCCATTTATTTAGTTCAGAATTTGTTAATTCCAGTTTAAGAGGATGATCTTCATATAACTCAATTAGTCTTTGAAGATCCTCGTATCTCTTCTTAAAAGCATCCAGACCTAAACCAGAAGGAGTGGGAGTACCATCCAATTTCTGTTTTATCAACTTTATCTGGGCTTCATTCAGAGCTAATATTTTATCTTCAAGCGGTATCTGTTGATGCTCATTAGTTGATAGTTTATTTAGTTTCTGATCTATTTTATATAATAAACTATCTACTGGTATCATACTGCTGCTAGTTTCTTATGTTTTAATTTTCCTTCCAATGTAAGAAGAGAATCCTGGTTATCATCATCCACAAGGAATTTAACTAAAGAATCCTCATCTAACGCCACTTCATAATCACCTTCATAAATCTTGCCATTTGGCTTCACTCTATAAATAGAATTAGAAATAGCCTGCTTTACAAGGTCTCTAACATGGAGCAAATTTTCTTTCATATCAGCAAATCTATTGAATACTTCCACTGTAGAATATCCTTGATATTTGCCACTTTTGAATTCAGTTTCTTTCAGAGTACTATCTACCAGATTGTATACAACTTCTTCCTTAGAATCTTCTGTAACTGGTAAACCTAAAAGTCGTGCTACCTTTCTCTTCTTCTCTGGAGTCATTGAATCAAATTTGGTAATAGCCTTATTGATCAATTGTTTTTTCTTAAATACGATAGCAGTTTCAATATCATCATCTGCTACATAAAATTGTGTATCTGCAGGATACTCTCCACGCTCCCATGCCTGATAACTTGAAGCAATAGTAGGATGAACTCTTAGCCATGCAAAATTCAATTCTTGAAAAGGGATTGAAAAATCAAAGAAGTTGTCACCATCTATCAGTTTAGCTGGCTGTACATGTGACTGATCATCTCCAGGTTTTGCCAATCCATAATTCCAAAAAGAAGAACGAGGTCCAAGATCAATACCATTAAGTAATCCTTCTAATTTAGTTCTCAGATCTGTAACACGTTTTATCTCTAAATCTTTCTCCAGAGGATCTTGAATTCTTTGAATGTATGCAGCATTTGGATCCAGTCCTGTTCTGTATACACCGGTTGCTTCTTTATATGGAAACTTAAAAACTCCTGTTCCAGGAACTCTTGTCATTCCTTTTTGTAAAAGTCCTCCTTGCATAGTCTGTAACTGAGAGTTATTGAAGTCTCTCTTAATAGTTGAAATCTTGCCAATCTTGCCCATGATGTAGTTATTTAATTTAATTCGTGAGATGGAAGAAATCGAATTCTTCATTAAGGGCTGTCCCTTTCATCTCTTTCAAATCCCTCCCAGAAGTGCTTCTGTTCTGGGAGGATTCTGAAAAAACTCTATACTTATTAAAATTGCGGAATCTCTTCAATAAGCACTGTACGAGAAAGATCTTCAATGAATACATCACAACGATCTTTCATCCATAATTCATATCCCGGGAATTTATTAGCTGAACTCATACCCTGGGATTTTGCAAATCCTAAGTGGTGACGAGTACCATCAATATATCCCCAAGTCATAGAAGGTGCACCTTTCATACGTACTTCCCTGATGTTGTTAACCATTGAGCCATCACTCATAGGACTGACATCAAATACCATGAATACCGGTGTAGATTTTTTATTCTGACCAAACTCCAGGTTAGTCTGTGGAAGATCAAGTTCTTTTAAGTGGATAAGTTCAACACGACCAGTTTCCCTGGTAACCATTGCATCAAATGCAAAGTTATAGGTGATGTGTTGTCCTTCACCCTGCATATAGCGATTGCCACTATCTGCCATAAAGGTAAGTCCACTGTTGAGAGCATCAGTTTTCAAAGCCTGTTGGAAAACATCAAATCCTGCTTCATTAGTATACATCTTTACAGAACGGTCTTTAACATCAACACGCCTATAGAATAAGTCTCCAAATACCGAACGAATCAGATTAGCTGCAAACTCACCACGATTGTATTGAACTAAATTACCATTATTACGCATACGATGATATACACCAGCAGAAGTACGTTTCAATTCTTGCCTGCTGCCATCAGTTTTAACAGTACCTGGCTTAGACCAGATCATTCGTTTAACTTTAAGTTCAAGCATTGCCTTACGCATCCAGAACTCAATAAAAGGCTCCCATTTAACATCATTACGAGTTAGTGGGAGCTGATTTCTACGTTGGGGAGCATATACCAAAATATCAAGAGGTTTACCAGAAGCATCCCTCATCATCTTGTCATCTGCCCATTCAGTGATCTTGTGTTCATATCCATATCCTGAACTAAGAGATTCAAACATGGTAATCTGTTCTCCCAAGCGTGGAAGTCCTAACAAATCCTGATCAAATTCACCAATAGCAGCATCAACTAGTTCAAGCTCCAGACCAATCTGCAGGAAGGTAGGACTTACAAAGTCTACAATCGGATTGTCAGTTACCAGAGTGAAACTGTAAAGATAACCTCTGTTCCATGGTAATGGATCTTTAATAACGTAGAAACGAGGACCATACTGACGAGAACCAACAGATACAATGGCATTCTTAGAGAATTCGTTCGTATCAAGAACCAATTGAAACTCCTGACCATCAATACCTGGTTTGGATAGTTCGCTAGTAGAAGAAGGAATGTCTATGATCTTAGGGAACTTGTAAGGTACTGCAATGTTCCATTTCCAAGCATCACTATTATTATCAATGTAATAAGGTGTGCTTTTGTTGATCATATCCAAGAAGTCATTACTATACAAAGAACTCTGTGTATAAAGACTTATGATCTTCTTATCATAGTCAGCAGGTTCAGTGCTGTGAAATGATTCCAAGTGATTGGAATCTGTTAGTTTTCCTACTGCACGTTTATCCATAGAGGCTACCCTTGCGTAGGTAAATCCAGTTAGACCTGGTAGTGTTTGAATTGCCATTTTGTTGTTCTTTTAGTATTAAATTATAAAACCCATGAATTTGTCGATTGTCCTGTAGGTTTTGATCCTACTATTGTTTTCTGTCTTGCAAGTTCTCCAAATATCTGATCAGTCTTCTTTGTAACTCCTGATCTTTGTATAGTCGATAATGTTGGATCTTTTTCAATCAGTTTAAGCAACAGAGCCACTTTAACCTTTTGGGCATGATTCTCAGGTTTCTTTAATTCTAAGATGCTAATATCAAAATCGGTAAAAGTTTCACCACTAGCGTTCTTATACTTATCTACCAGGAGGAAGTCTTGTAGTTCATTGGCTAACTTGGGATTGATGGGAATACCATCAAACTCTTTAGTCTTTAGTTTTTCTTGTATAACTTGTTGTACATTCTTTATGTACTGGTCTTTAATTGCAGCTTTCTGTTGTAATTCCCGTTGAGCAACTTCCTGCATCTGTTGCAATTTTGTTGCTTCTTTTCTTACAAGTACTTTATGATACTTATTAGCTTTAGTTTCAAGATCACCATAATTCTTTATCTGTTCTATTTCAGATGTAACATCCTCAGGATCAAGTCCTTGATCAGTAAGTGCCTGTCTTATCACTCTTACCTGATTCTCTTCCTGAGTAAGATCAAGTTCAGCAAAGCTTGTAATTGTATTGTAAGTACTCCAATAATCTTTAGGATTTACTCCTTTTACATATATGGCATCAAATGCATTTTGATAATCCTCTCCAAACTGACCAATG